CAATCTAAGTGATTAAAAGCATGATTAAACAAATAGAAGTGATAAGGCTTAATAAGGACATACAGTTCTTGACAAAACACTATTTTCACAACAATACAAGTATGGCAAAAGCTTTAAATGTTGTGCCCAAAGTTTTAAGAGATTTTACAAAAAAGGGAGTCATGCCACAAGATGAAAAGTTTGAGAAGATGATAAAACGAGTAGAAGCTATCAAGTTAGAAATAAAGGAAGCAAACGAATATAACCCAGAGGATTTTTTAAAGTGATGCCAAGAACACAAACAAGTATGCGTTTAAAAACAGATACTTTAGAAAAACTTAAGTTATTAAAGAAACAAAAAAAATTATCTATGGCAAGAGTTTTAGCTTTAATAGTAGATGCATACTTTGATAAACAAAATGATTAATTGGTTGCGTAAATTAATTGATAATTGCGTAGAGAGATCGCTACAAAAACAATCAAATAAAATGTTTGAAAGACAATCAAAGAAGGAGGAGGGATGAATAAACAAAAATTAGTAGAAGTAGGAAAAGAGGTGCTTACTGATTTAGATGCAAAGGTTATGAGTGATGAAATAAAAAGTCAATTATCTTACAGTATTTCAAAAAGGTTTTTACATGCTTATTATCATTTAAGCTCTAATGGTGATTATAAATATGCATACGACTCTGTTAACGAAGTGCTTGAAGATGCTATAGATTCTTATTTAAGGAGGAGAAATGAGTCATGATATAAATCAAGCGATACTTGAAGCTTTGTATATAACAGAGTATGAAAAGATAGATAGGGTATTTCCTGCTACGAGTGAAAAGAAAAAACAAGAGTTAGCAGAGATTGCTGCTCAAAGAAAATTCGAGGAGAGGTCAAGATGACAGATATGGTAAACCACCCGCCACATTACAATAAAGGCGACATACAATTTATTGAGGCCGTTAAATCAGCTTTATCAAGAGAAGAGTTCAAGGGTTTCTGTAAAGCGTCAGCTATCAAGTATATTTGGCGGGAAGATCACAAAGATTCAAATATAGAGGACTTGAACAAAGCTATATGGTATCTTAAACAGTGTATCAAGCACCTGGAGGAGTTATGATTGCGAAAGCTAAGTGTGAAAAATGTAAGCAGATGATAAGGTTTGATGAGATCCTAACGCATAAATGCGAAGATCACGTGCCAGATCATTTAAAAAACATACCGGCTGATAAGCTAAAAACATTAAAGGCAATACACACGCCTAAGTTTTAGTTTATTGGTTTGGAAAAAAAGAAGGGGCTTGCGCCCCTTTTTTTATAGCTGTGGAACAGCCGAGGGTGGTACCTGCATACCATCATCAGATGGTGGCAAGTAAAGTAAGACTTTATTCTTCTCAGCAACTTGATCATTACCTTCGTCATCTTTCCAAGTTTCTTCAACTTTTTTAAGACGCATAGTTAATGTTTTACCTTCAAAGTCTTTAGCAATTTGTGGTGGCTCTTTTGTAAAACCAACTGCTTTGCCAAGTCTGGTAAAAATATCTGTTGCTATTTCTCTGGCTTGCTCATTAGCACTCCAAAGACTAAACCATTCATTATGATCACGGTATTTACCGCCATCAATTTGAAAAATAATCTTAAGCGTCCAATTACCGCTTTTTGCTTGATACTTTTCAGCAGTAATAATCTTAGCTTGATATTCACCAGAGGGTGCTACCTCTGGCTTTGGTTGCGATTCTGACTCGCTATATGTGATGTCTGCAAAATCTGACATTATGATTGTACCCCCTGTACGTTTTGAGTTTGATTCTGTATTGTAGCAAAACCAAGTTTCTCTATTAATTTAGTAAGGTTAGGTTCTTCAAAAGCCTCTAACTTACCACTTCTATCTTTGGCCACATAACCCTGACCAATTCTAGTTTGTAACCAACGTGCTTGTACCGGATTACCTTCTTCATCAGTATCCTCAATAACTCGCAACGCTAATACCTCATCAAAAAAGTAAGTAATAGATTGTCCCAACTTGGTCCCAACCATTTTTGGTGCTTGTTCAAAAGTACCATCATTATTTACTTTATCTTCTTTACAAATAAACATGACATGCATTTGTAAATCACGAAACGCTCTCATAACATTTGTTACCGACTCTTGGACTTCTCCATAAGCCTTACGAGCGTCTTTGTGCCTAGCCTTTTCAGCCTGTAGCAACAATTCACTTATCTCTGAAATAGAGTCTAAGCAAACTGTATCATACTGCAACTTACCAGAACGTAGAGCTTCGTAAACCTCTACGACCTCGGCAGCGCTTTTTACTTCGATTGCTTCCACGTTTTGTGCATCTCTAATAGATAACAAACCAGCTTCGGCACTTATGACCAACACCTTACCTGGTGCTGTTCTTGCTAAAAAAGTTTTACCAGCTCCAGCCATTCCATAAACCAAGATTTTCGCACCTTGATCTTGAACAGCATCAGCGGGTGAAACTATCCTACTTGTTATATCATTTTCCATATAAACCTCTCTTCTTAAAATTTATAACTTGAAAAGTATACACCATATTGATACCATGTGTAAATCATTTTTTTTAAGGAGAGTAAAAAATGCAACAACAAAATAACAATAGGGTGTGGTTGGCAAACTACTACCACCGCCAAAGAGCCCTAGCTATACAACAATTAAAGGGGTTAGAAAGTATGGGTGTAAAACCAAAATATAAAGACAAAAAAGTTAAAGAGTATTCTTTTATAGACTACATAAGTTTTTTAGGAGATCGTAAGGCGGCAGAAGATTGGGGCGTATCCATTCATACTGTTAGATCCTGGCGTTATGGTAATAGACAGCCGTCAATCAGACAGGCAAAAGAAATCATAAAAGCTACGGAGGGCAGGTTAAATTTTGAATCTTTCTACGGTTCAGTTGACGATATTGTAAAAGTAGAAGAGTAAGATGTTTAATCTTAATCTGTCTGAGGATGAGTCAGCCTTAGATATAGCGCTTGCCTATTATGACGAGGGCTATAACGTTGTCCCATTACAAAGATCAAACAAAAAACCACCAAGCTTTCTAAAAGGCTGGGAGCAATACAAAACTTCTAGGCCAGACAGAAAAACTGTTGAGCAATGGTTTACTGGCAGAGACAATCTAGTTGTTGCATTAGTCTGCGGTAAATTTGTTGTAGTTGATGCTGACTCACCAGAAGCTATGGACTGGGTAGAAAACAATTTACCGACATGCCCATTTAAAGTTAGGACCGGTAAAGGTATGCACTATTATTATAATAACCCACAAGCATATACAACGTTTGCCACCAGACGAACGAACGAGACTCCTATAGAGCGTTTGATTGATATTAGGGGTGAAGGTGGTCTTATTATTGCAGCGTATAACAGGCACGCTAACGGTCAGTTATATAAACCGCTAAGATTAGATGGTTGGGATGTATTTGATCATAACGATTTACCAGACTTTACATCTGTAGAGTTTGAAAAGATTACGGGTGTGCCTAAAGTTGATGCAAGTAAACGAACAGCACCTTTTGCTTTGGAAGGTGTTAAAGAAGGATCACGTAATGATGGTGCCGCAAGAATAGCTGGTTATCTTATATCCAAAGATGTCAATATAGAGTTTTGTAAATCTTTCCTACAAAGCTGGAACTTAAACAACAACCCACCCCTACCCCAAGCAGAAGTAGATAGTGTTGTAGATAATGTTAAGAAAACTCATGATAGAAAAAATCAGATTGCACCTTTGTTCGTGCAAACCAAAGAAGATGTTAAGCCGCCAAAAGATCTATTTAATCCACCAGGGTTGCTCAAAGACATGTATAACTTTTGTGAAGATATAGCACAAATATCACAGCCAGAGTTATCAATAGTTGCGGCCTTAGCCCTAGCTAGTGTTACGTGTGGCAGATTATATAAGACTGAGATGAATAACTTTTCTTCACTATATTTTATGTGTATTGCAAAATCCGGACAAGGCAAGGAGAATATTAAAACCTTTGTAGAATCTGTATTAGGTGAATCACTCCACGACAAGTTGGTGGTCGGGGATGGCTATACATCATCTGGTGCAGTTCATTCGGTTTTAAAAATGCGACCAACACAAATTACAATTATGGATGAGTTTGGTAAAAGATTAGAAAACATAAGCCAAGCAGGTAACAGCAATAGAGAGGACGGTATCCAAACACTAATGGAGTCTTGGGGCAGATGTCACGGCACGCTAAGACCAGATAATTATTCCCTTATGAATGTGCAAGAAGAATACAAAGAAAAAGTTATGAATAGGGTTACTTATAAACCTGCGATTACATTAGTAGGATTATCAGTTCCAAAAAACTTTTATAAGGCCCTCAACGGAGGCCGTATCGCAGATGGATTTCTCAATAGGTTTATGGTTATTGAATCCAAAGAGCCAAGACGTATTAGCAGTCTTAAGAAACATAAGAAACCACCATTACAAATAATCAACTGGGTTAATTATATTAGAAGAGATAGAGGGCAGTTAAGTGAAGCTACTATGAATAACTCGCAGTTTGATATAGACCAAACAGTTTTGCGCTTTGATAATGAATCAGAGCAACTGTTACAAGAGTTTGCGCAAGAGATAGTAAAAAGACAAGATGTTTTAGAAAGAGATAATTTAGAGCCATTACTAAGTAGATCAAAGGAAAAAGCTATGCGGTTATCATTAATATGTGCTTTGGCCTCCAACGCTGACTGTAAGACTATTACAGCAGATATAACTAAATGGGCAATTGACTATGTGCGATATTACGATTTGCTATTTATAGAAGCATGTAGAGACCGTGTAGCTAGTTCCGCCACAGAAGCAAAGATAAAACAAGTATTGTCATATATACGATCTAGAGGGGGTGAGGGCATATCTAAACGTGAAGTAGACAGACATGAGTTGTTTAGAAGTATGAAGTCGCATGAGGTAAAAGAAATAATAGAACGTCTGAAAAACGCAGGCGAGATACAAGAAATGGATATTAAAGTTGGAGGTAAGGGTAGACCAGCAAAAAGGTTTGTTGCTGTTGATCCTACTTTCTTTGAGGAGTAATTATGTTAAAGACACCAAGTTTTGAAACAATACACGATCAAAAAAGAGAAGAACGTGTAGCAGGATTTTTAGAGGGGGTGTGGGGGGTATGTTGCCACAAATTACCGGTCAGTTATGGCCTTGATTATTGGATAGAGTCGAAAGATATGTCGTACTGGTGTGAAGTAAAATGTCGTACATTCCCAAGTACAAAGTATGACACTTTTATTCTATCTGCTAATAAATTACGGAAGGGATCTTCTTTTGCAGTTGCAACAGGAGTGCCTTTTATAACCGTATATGCTATGACTGACGGTATCTATATGCACAAATGGATGCCAGATTTTGTTTATGATGTGCGTATGAATGAGATGGAAGAGCCTATATATGATGAGGATTGTGAACCATACATACACATACCAAAAGAATATTTAACTTGTCTTAGTGATAAACCGCTAGGTATGGATAGAGATGAGATCGGTATTATATAACTGGTCTACGGAATAAATCTTCTGCAAACTGTCTACGAGCCTGTTCTTCTGGCGTTAAAGTAGATGGAGATGTTGGCACAACAGGCGCAGGTGCAATTTCTGGAAGCTCAATAGATGGTTGTTCAGGTGGCCTGATAACCTCTTGTGTTGTATCTTGTAATTCTTGAAACTCTGGACTTTGCTGTATATCTTCAACAAATCTTCCTGCTGCTTGTCTTGTGTCTTGCACTCCTTTATCAATTAATCTGACCGTTGCTTGTTCTGTCAAGTCAGCTGTAATATCTATTAATTGTCTTATTGATCCTTTGTCAGTTTTTGTAAATAATCTCACAACTCCAGGCATACCTAAAACACCCTTTAAAACAGTTAACCCAATAACTGTAGGCAGTGTAGCTAGTGGGGCAAAGGCAATACCTGCTGCAATACCAGCAGCAACTAATGAACCTGGAAAATTACCACGACCAACTTCGCCTTTGGTTAAAATATCTATTGTGTCAGCAAATGAATTTATGTCTTGTGTAAATCTTCTACCGAACATAGCATCTAATGTTTCATTACCGTAATTGTCTAACGCTGTACGCAGATTGCCTGACTTAAAAATGTCTGTTATAGGCGTCTTTCCGGTATAAGCTAAATCAATAGAATTTTCCAACAATTTACCTAAACTAGCTTCCTGAACCTTTTTAAAATCTTCTGCTGATATTCTTTTTTTCAATTCATTAATATTGTTTTGATTTTTTGGCCTGAAAATAATATCTACAACCTCGTCAGGAGTCTTGTTTGGTAAGTCAGATATAGACCTATTAGCAACAAAATCTAATTGTCTTGCAGATGCTTTTGCTTCATCTTCTAAGGCTTTTACAAATCTCAAACCTTGTTGACTTGTTCTAACTCCTACATCTCCTTGTCTCTGAAAAGCAGCGAGTAAATCTTCTAACTGAGAGGGTTTAAATCTAGGACTTACCTTTACTAATTGATTGATAGACTCCAATACTCTTTGCCCTGATCCGACACCAGTTTTGTCTCGAAAGAGTGCATCTATTTTTCCTGGATAATCGTTTTCAAACTTTTTAAAATATTTTGCAAAAGCTGGATAATTTATAGTGTCTGTTACTGGGTCGATAGAATCGTTGATTGCACTTGCAAATAATCTTCTTAAAGTTGCAAGTTGCGCTGTTTCAAATTTGTTAGCTTCATTTGCTTTACCTGAATTCATTAAATATTCGTCATGCTGTTTTAATCCGTCAAAAAAATTATCAATTTGTCTGGTAGAACCTCTTAGCACTAAATTAGTAAAGACATTATCAGGGTCATAAGTACCAGTTACTCTTGCACTATTTACTAACTGATTTATTGTTGCATTATCAAATGGTTGATTTAGTTCAGCAGCAGTTTTATTGGCCTTGCGCAAAAGTTTAACCGCATCATTAATTTGTTTTTTTTGAGAATTTGTTAATGCTCTTCCTAATTTTTTTTCAACTTCTGCAATAACTTTAGTGCCAGCTACACCTAAAGATGTAAGTATGCTATTGGCTAATTCAGGTGAAGCAAATAAATCATTACCCTCCCGTAAATGATATGCAGAATCGTCTAATAGTCTTTGTATTTTAATAAACAGCTCTCTTTCTGGCTGACTTTTGCTTGTTGTAGAAATAAAATTACGTAATTTATAATTTACATTTCTAACTTGCGTAAGTTTTGACAACGGTTTAAATCTTTGTCCTATTTCTTCTACAACCTGCGTTGGAGGTGGAGTGCCTTCTAACAATCTAGTTAGTTGTAATTCTATATCATTAAGGTTTTGAGTATTTACATCATCAGTTTTAATTTGTAGTCCTTTAGCTTTCTGCCCGCCCCCAGCATCTAAAGCATAAAGCTTTTTAAAATTATCAATCTCTCTTAGTCCTGCATTAGCGTAAAACCTAACAGTCTGCCCTATAGCATCTTTAATTACAGGATCTGTTTCTAATTGTGCAAAAGCTGATTCTGCTGCGTTATATTTTTTTCTAACACTTCTATCAACTTGCTCCTTAGCATCTCCTAACAGCTTTAATATATTTTCGCCATAACCTCTTACGGTTGGAGCATCCCTGTAAGAGCCAACACCTATGTATGCATCAGCTAATTCTTTAACTGTTTGCGTTGTTTGTTTAACTGAGGCATCACTAGCCATCTCTAACTCACGTCCAAAAGCAGATATATCTGCATCAATTCCTTCTTTTGTAATTTGATCTATATATTTATTTAATACGGCATCTTCATCACGAAAATCTTTTGTCATCTTGTTAAACTCATCCGTCAGATGCGCAATATTACCTTTGTCTCTTTTTACACCAAGAACTGCCTCAGCTATTTGTTGAGCTCTTCCCGGTATGGTTCTGCCCATACTTGCAAACGCAGCAGCAAAATTATTATCAAATACATTTATTTTTCCATCTGCAATTGCTTTTTTAATTTCTGATTCCGTTGCTTCTCTACCCAAATCTATATCTAATTTTTTTAAATCGTTTAAAGATCTACCTTTGCCTGAATTAAATAATAATCTTAAACTATCAACAGGTTCTTTTGCACCAAATATAGTCCTCCATAAAGCACCACCAGCGAGACTAACGCCTTCACCAGCTGCCCCTAAGCCTGCCTCTTTTCCTAGCAACCTAGTTAGCTCATAAGTATCTTGTAGCTGAAAGCCCTCTGCTGCATCAGCCACTTCCTCAACACCTTTACCGATCGCAGACCCACCAGCCCCTGCTAAGACTTGTCCAGCTTTCTGGTTACCGCCTGCAAGACTTTTAAATGCTTTAAATGCACGACCTTGCGGTAAAAGAGATGCAACAGCACCAACGATAGGCCCAGTTACTCCCATAAAATCAGCTAGATCGCCACGAGCAAACCAATCGTTTTCATCAATAATGGTATTTAGTTCTAAAGTAGTACCGTCACTTAGAGTTCTAGTTTGGACTTCTTCTCCAAGTTCTCGTAAGCCTTGTGGCGTTAATGCAAGTTGGCCGTTAGTTGTTCTGGTAAAACCATCAGAGCCAACAAAGTTACGCAAAAGTGCGTCTTGTTCTTCAGGTTTAGTAATCTCTGCTCTGCTAAGTTTTCTTCTTAATTTTAAGTCTTTGACACCAGTTTCATAATCAAAATATAGTTGATCATAAATAGGTGATATAGCACCTTTTGCAATTTGTGCTTTTACAATTTTTCTTGCATCTTCAATAGAATTTGCTTCTACTATCTCCGATAATTCTGGAGTGATGTTTATCTTATACTTAGGCATTAGTCCGCTAAATTACCTTCTTCAACAATATCAGTATTCCCAGCTGACGGAGATGTACTTAAATAATCAAAGATGGCTGTAGGTGGAGGTTGTAAACCATATTGCTGATAAAATAAATTATATCGCATTAGCTCTGATGCCGTTAAAGCTTGGTCTCTTTCTATGTCTGCTCTTCTTCTTGCCAATACGCTTGTTATATTGCTTTCAGACGTAAATGCTCCAGATATACCCTCAATTTCAGAAACAAGTTGTCGTGCTAATTGTATATCTTTATCAGAAAGTCTACCGCTTGATTGTCCTAATACAGTTTCTGCATCTCCAACAGCTATTTCTCTTAGCAAATTCTCGACGGCAGTTTTCGAATCTTTGATAGCATTAGGATCAAGTAAAGATCTAAATTTATAACCGATCTGTTTTGCATAAGCAACAATTCCTGTTGCATTATCCGTTCTTAATATATTTTCAATTTCATTCAAAAAATCTAATGAAGTTTTATTTTCTTCAATTTTGTTAGTTTGCGCTAAATAATCTGAATCAATTTCATTTTTAAATTTAGGATCTATTGGGCTTTTAGCACCAGCTTTTACTTGCTCTTGCAATAATTCTTGAAAAGCTACTTCTCTTTGTTTTTCTACTACGGCTCTTTCTTCTGCTGCTCTTGCAGCACCAACAGCGAGTCCTGTACCCATTTGTCCAGTCTCTACTAAAGATTTACCTATATTTCTTAAGAACATACCAAAATTAGGATTATCAAATAATGGGTTTATGTCTGGTTGTGGTTTAGGCTTTGGCTCAGGTTCTGGCTCAGGTTGTGGCTCTGACTCGGGTTCAGGTTCTGGATCTGGTTCAATATCTGCATCTACTTCTGGTTGAGTCTCAACAACGTCAGTTATATTACCTGCACCATCCTCTAAAACTGTCATATCTATATCTTTTATTGTTCTTACATCAGGTGTTTCACCAGCAACCAATTGATCTAAACCTACTATTGTTCCTACTGTACCAGCTCCCCCTAAAGTCGCAGAACCTTTAATAGTTAAGCCAAACCCTCCAGCGCCAGGCAAAATTGCTCCTGGTATTGTTTTCACTACCCCCTCTTCTAATACTCTTCTCGGAGGAACTTGTAAATCTTTTCTTTTAACAAAAAAATCACGCACTCCTCTTAACATGCTTGGTATTTTTGGTGCCACATACCTACCAGCAGCTATTGTTCCACCTCCAATAGGAGCATACAAAGCAGCTTTTTTAGCTTGCTCTATAAACTCATTATTTTTTTGTATATTAAGAGCTTCTCGTGGATCTCTAGTTGGTGATAAATTTATATTTATTGGCGTATCTTCAACTGTGCCACTTAATATATTAGTTTTCCTTTCAAAAAATTGTCCATTTATTTGAACAATCTCTGTTTGTGTACCCAAACCATCAGGATTAAATCCAATTGACATTACCCTTGCCCCGTAGTTTGACCATAATTATCAAAAACAGAACCTGTTTGTGGCGCAAATGATGAGTATGCGCTAAGTGCTGCACCTAAGCCTAGAGCACTAGGATCAGCTGGCATACCATAAGTTGTACGTAGTTGAGTACCAGCAGCTTGATAGCCAGGTAACAATCCACCTATACCTTGCAATATATTTAAAGGTCTGTATAACTGGTTAATGTCTCTGCCATATTGTCTATCAAACTCGCTTAGACCTGTTCTCTGCGCTTCACTAAAACCACTTTGTCTGATACCAGCTAGAGCTTTAGCTAAGCCTCTACCAAGATCTTCTTGACGCTCACTAGCAGTTAGTCTAGCTCTAGAGCCAAAGGCAGATAAGCCGCCTCTACCAATATCTTGTGCTCTTTGGGCAATATCTCTTTGTTCACCAGCCTTAAGTACATCCTCTATTGTTTGTTGGACAACACGATCTTCAAACGGGTTGAAGAACTTTTCTGTCATACTTGGATCGTATTCAGTCCCTGGTGCTTGTGCACCTAATAGATTAGCACCTACTTGTTGTAGTTGATTATAGAATCCAGGTTGATCTGGAGTTCCAAAATATAAAGCACGTAGTAATGGATCACTAATTGTTTCATCAGCGACTTGACCCATAATTACAGGATCAACTGAGCCTGGAGGAGTTGGTATAGTTTGTGTTGGTGATGGCGTAGCTGGATCACCTGTTGTTGTTGCTACAGGATCTGGAGTAGGAGTTGGTGTAGGCTCTACTACAGGATCTGGAGTTGGAGCAACTGTTGTTGGGGGCACAAAGGTTTCACCTCTTTCATCAAATGTAGCTGAACCGCCTGTAAATACTCTTGGGTCTGTCTGACCTCCGCCAGGGCCACCTATAGACATAGGGGGTGTTGGTCTTTCAGTTATTGGGGCTAGTGGAGTTGTATCTATTGGATCTGGTGATAGTGTTTGTCTTGGTAACCCTCCTGTTAGAGACTCTGTAGTAGGAAGCTGTGCAATATCTTGATCTGCTCCTAATCTTTCTATAGACATAAAATCATCAGGTCTTGGTGGAATAATTGGTCTTTCTAGTATTTCTCTTTCAGGTATCAAGGGTGTGTCCAAAGCAGGTCCACCAATATTAACGGGTGGTGTTACGCCTAGAGCAACATCAGAAACTGGAGTAGGGGGAGGGGTAAACGGGATACCCTTTCCCATCTGCATGTTTCTAACAACTGGATCATCATATATAGTGCCGCCCCCTGGTAATTGTATTGCAAAGTCTCGTATGTCTGGTGCATCTTCTTTGATACCTAAATCAAGATCACCTGGACCAAAAATAGGTAATGGTTGTGCTGGTGGCATAACTGGGATTGGCTGTACTGGTGTTTCGATTACAGGTTCTCTTGGTGGTGCTGGTGGAGGTATAAAAGGTATTCCAGGACCCATAGGCATACTTCTAAATATAGGATCTTCAACAACTACCTCTGGCACTTGTCTAGGTAGGGGACCTGGTATTCTTGCCGGGACCGGCCTTGGTCTTGGTATGGCAGGTCTTACTATTGGGTTTATACCCATTCTAGGTCTTGCAACACTCATTAATTTTCCAATTATAGCCATTATGATAACCTCTTATCAGTATCTTCAAACATATTCATAAGCGTGCCTAAGTTTTTAGCACCTTTTTCTCTGTTTGGTTTACCATCTGGTGTCAGCATGATTGAATCTTTTGATTTAGATATATCAAATGCACCTGCGCCATTATTAGCTGATGCGGTAAATACATACTCACCATCACTCAACATAGCCGGTATATCATCAGATGTGCCTGTACCAATACCTATTGTTGGCCCACCTACTTGACGGTAATCTAATTCAAATAATTCTGGATTTAGTGCACCTCCTTTTGCAAATCCTGGTCTGCCTTCTGCTGTACCGCCGTATGCCGCCATTTTTCTAACACCTAAATCAAATCCTTGATAAACAGGTTGCGCCATTAAATCTGGTCGTCTAGATGCTCTTATGTCAGTCAATCCACCTTCTCTATCTTCAGCTGCTCTTTTTACAAATTGACCATAAAGACCAGCTAATGCAAGTGCTCCTAAACCACCTGGCATTCCACCTTGCCCTTGTCCTATTTGTCCTAGGCCACTTAATAATCCTCCTTGTTCTCCTGTTCCTAAAAATGTATCTCTTAATTTTGGGCCTATTCCTAAACCAAATAAACCTTTTCTTTGTGGTGCGATAGGATTATTGTTTTCATCAAATGAGTATCCCATCTGTTGTAGCTCAGATCTTGTAACTATACGGCCATTAAGCTCATATTGTGGCGTACCAAAATCGTCAACAGTCGTTGTTACTTCGCCTGTCATTTGACCAGAACCTAAGCGATCACCAAAAATGTTTTTAAACAAACCTTTATTATCCTCACCTGGCAAAATAAATTCTTTACCTGCGCCTAAAATGTTTCTAAAAGTTCCATCTGCACCAAAAAATTTACCTGAACTGCCTTTTAAGCCTTTTAAACCTTTTAATGCACTTCCAGAACCAGAACCTGCGAACTTAGCTCCAGCTCCAGCAGTCAAACCAGCTAATAATGCATCTTTGGTATCCATACCTGATGCTTTTCCTGCTACTGCTGTTAATGCTGCTTTAGCTACTGGGCCAACTCCAGGAATAAAACTTACAGCAATAGGTGCTACTTTTTTTACTACTTTTTTTACTTTTTTAAATACATCAGATAAAAAACCAAATTGTTGTAATCCAGTCAATTGATTAATTTTACCATTACCAACAACATAATCCGTTGGATTTAGACCAACAGCCTGCATATCTCTATTAATTAACTGTTGTGTAGTATTGCTAATAACTGGTGGAACTACCATCTCGCCTGGTGCGGCGTGAACTATTTGTGTGTCCTCTAGTTGTGGTTGTGCTAATTTATCCTGCATATCTCCTTCCATAGTATTTGTTATTTTAGCGTAAATACTTAAAAAGTATGTTTATTTTCCAAAATTAGCAAGTTTGATAGATACGGCTTTGTTATTTGTAACGGTTACCTTACCTAGTGCGCTTGTTGCCTCCAGTCCATCATTAACAAGAGGGGTGCCTATATTAACCCATTTTGAGCCGGTATAGACCTGCAACACTTCGAGTGTTGTATTCCAGATTATACTACCTGGATTGAAATTTAAGATTTCTAACTCATTTTCGCTTACTTGACGAGTATTATCAAGGTTTACTGCACCTAAATTTATTTCTAATAATCTTATTAGGCGGTTAAAAAGCTCTGGCGTTACATCAGATTGTGCTAACGGTAACTGCGTTGGTAGCAGTTTGCTCATCTTTTACCGTCTGCTTTTATATCTATTCTTGTTGCGCCTAAACGCCACCCTACGCCTAAATTACCGTTATTAGAAGCATCATCATTAGATTCAACACGCAAAGCCATTTGCCTAGCTCTTGCTCTAATAAAAGATTGTTGTGTTGTACTAGATACTTCGTTTGTAGAGTTTGTAGTTAATGAATCACCTGGAAAATTCCTTGTTTTTACCACAACATTTACAGAACAATTGTTTTGATCTTCAATAAATTTAAAATCTGGAATTATCCTGCGGGCAAAAGCAAATTGCTCACCATCACCTAAATCAAAGTCTGAACTCTCTATAAATACACCAGTCATAGGTGATCCGTCATCATCAAAACCTAATTCTTGTTGATATAAATAACTATTAGCCACTGCTCTTGGGTAGTTTTCTATACCAGAGTCTAGCCAAGCAGTTCTAGTAAGTTGACCATAAAACCATAATTGTTCTGCATAATTATATATGACATACCTATCAATACTATCGCTACTGGATGAGCAGTAAAACCAACCTACTTCATTTTTATCTTTTATGGTAAATGCATGTATTTTAAAAGACTGTGTTAGGTTTATGTCGCTAAATACATAATTATGTACCGAACAAGGTAAAGTATTTACTGAACCATTATAAAAGTAAAAGTTATTGTAGCTCATAAAATATACTGCTGATGGGGCTGTTATTGCTGCTTTTGGTGAAACTAATCCTGTACCTTCATTAATAAGATTTACCGCAAATGTAAAAGGCGGCCCAACAAATTGCATACTGTAAAGGGCGGTATCTGTCCACACCAATATTTCTTGTCTTGCTTTAACAGCGCCAATAACAGAAGATCCAGATGAAAGTCTTAAAGATCCTGCCGTATTAGTCGATTTGGGTTCAAACTCTAGCTCATTTTCTTGGTCACTAAAAGCAATAAGCATAGGATCTATTGTGCCTGTTCTTGAAGTACCACTAATAGGATCTGCACCTAAAACTATAAGATGTCTATCAATTTCTGATGTTATAACTTGTAATCCTTTTGTTGGCACTAGATTCGCACCAGAAACAGTAGATAAATTTGCAGCTCTTGTTGATGTGCCGCCTGATTCTAGCCATCTAAATATACCGCCGTTTCTTTGGTTAAGAATTAAATTTTCACCAAAATTATCATGTGTCCACTGCCTAAGCTGATTAGTATTTGAAAGTGCAGCTGCTTGCCCAAAAGCACCTTCACCCCAACCATTAAGTCCCCAACCAGTACCAGGGACGTAAACATCTAGGCCAACATTTACCTGATAAGCACCTACAACAGAAGATCCACCATTACCACTATCAGAAGAATTTGCAGTAACCGTTGTGCCAGATGTGTCTTTTGCAATTATTTTATAGCTGTTAGCATTTACAATAGAATCTATTTGATACTCTTGATTTAGTACAGCAGCGATAACATTACCGCCTAAAGAAGCAGCGCCACTAAAAGTAACAAAATCGTTTTTTACTGCCCCGTGTGCAGTATCAGCAACAGTTATTTCACTACTCCCATTAGTTGCAGAAAAAGTTACGTCACCAGCTGAAGTTGTTGATCTTATTGGAGTAATATCATTAAAATTATTACCTTCTTCAATATAATATTTAAGATGAGTGCCTACACCCAAATATTTTGTACCCTCTAGTGAAATCCAAGCGTGTAAGGCTCTTGCGGTACCTAAGTATGTGTTAGTTGTAAGCTTTTCCCAACCACCAAACTTTTCTGGCCTGCCCTTTCTAAACCTTACAAGATTGCAATCAAACCAACCGCCTTCGTTATCGTATGCGGTACCTTCTCTGTTTATGCCTGGTCTAAATACTGTTTTCTGTAAGGGCATACACTAAACCTCATGCCATTCTTTACCTTCAAACAGTAAAGATTCTGCTAATCTTCTGCGTTCTAGTCCTGGTAAGACAACTTTCTCTCCATTAACTCTTGCTTTATTCCATTTACGCATTTGATGTGGTACTTCATTTTTTTTATTGTCATTAAGAACTTTTAACATAGTGGAGTTGTTAAGATTTGATGGACCTAAGTTATAAGTCCAAGCAACTAAAGCATCAAATTCATTTTGCTCTAGCGGCACTAATACTGCATCACTTACGTATGCTCCATACACAGGCAGCTCTTCCTCCAACCACTTGTCTGCTTGTTCTTGTGTACAACTATCTCCTTCTTTTACATTTTTTATTCGGCCAAAACCTATTGTCCATTTTCCTGCGGCGCATTTGTAAGCTTCTAATTCACAACCTTCAAACTTTTTAATAAGTGACTTTCCTTCCTCTGAAATTTGCATGTTACTCTCCTTTATCGCCTGAGTGAGACGCTCCAAAATAGAACGAAATAATAGCACTTGCTAATCCTCCTAAATATCCTAGTACAAGATTTATCAAAGCCTCACTATTTTGCTCTGGAGGCTGTAGTGTTACCAAAAATATATAACCTAAAAAACCTCCAATAGTAGCTATACCTATAATTCTTGCTGTCCAATCTTTACTAAACATACCTCTTGCATTTTGTTTATCTTCTGTTTCCAGCTTAAATACATCAACCTCAAGTTCTTTCATCTTTACTTTAAAATCTTGTTCAGCTTGTTTTATTTGCATCATTTGCTCAGGCGTAGCATTTTGTATTGCTGTTTGTATGTCTTTTGGATTGTTGGCACAACCAAGCACATCTGCAATCATATTACCTGCCATACCACCCATAGGACCACCTAAAGCAGTTCCAATAGTAGGCGCTACTTGACCTAAAATGCCTTTAATTAATTTTTTCATAATATCACCGTAGTAAATACTGCAATTGATAAAGCACCAATAAAACTAAAAACGCCAAATGTTGCCATTCTAATAGTTGTATTTATAGATGCGATTTCTTGTTTAATATCTGCAAACTCGTTGAAAGCAGTTTTCCAACGCTCTGCGTTTTCTTTCTTTGATACAGCTAAATCTTTAGCCACGTCTTGAACTGTTAGTCTTTTATTAACCATATTATTTAATAGTATATATTGCTAAAGAGTGTTTTTTACCTTTAACTTTAATTGGTTTTAGTAATTCTAACTTAAAATTGCAAGATTTTTTAGTGTTATGCCCTATTATTAAATCTACGCCGACATCTTTAGTTGCACTTTCAAGTCTTGCAGCAGTATTTACTGCATCCCCTATAGCACTATAATCAAATCTAGTATCACTACCCATATTACCAACACAAGCTTCGCCACTATTAATACCGATACCAATATTTACACCTATATTTGCTTCTTCCATATCTTGTATAATTTGTAGTGCTGCTTGTATAGCCATATCTTCATGATGATCCAAATCTATTGGCGCATTAAATATAGCCATCATAGCGTCACCAATATACTTATCTACCATACCGCCATATTTTTTTACAGCATTAGATTGTATCGTTAAAGCTCTATTCATAATGTGTGTAACCTCTTCTGGCTCCAAAATTTCAGATAAAGCGGTAAATCCACGCACATCAGTAAATAAAAAAGTACAGTATCTTTTTTCGCCACCAAGTTTTAGTGCTTCAGGATTATTTTGTAAGTGTTTTACTTGTCTTGGATCTAAATAATGTTCAAATTGTTTTTTAATTTGTTGACGTAATTTGTACTGCTTACGATAGTTTATATAAAAAGCTGTTGCGCTTGTGAGCACTTGCGATACAAAAGTCCAGGTAAAATCTACTAAAATGCCTTTTTTGATTAAAAAAACGCTTGAGAAGCCGTTGTTT